GGCGCCCTTCGACCATCAGCGGGTGACCCTTCTTGACGTACTGCGAGAGCGTCTCGGCCTGCTTGCCGAACGCTTTGCAGTCCGCAAAGTACACGTCTTCACGATCCTCGCCGGCCTCCGTTTTCCAGCGGCGATTGACGGCCATGCTCAGATTGCAGACGGCAGTCCCCTTGGGAAGATGCTTCAGTTCAGGGTCGCGGGTGAGATTGCCGATCAGGATGACTTTGTTGAATGATGCCATGGCGGTTACGAGTAAGTAAGTGCGTGTTGAGACTCCATCGACCGGCGCTTGTCTGACATACGCGTCAGCCACTTTGGTGTCTGCCGCTTGACAATACCCACACCGCTACCGGCTGCAATCTCAAATCCGTTTCGGCGCGCCATTTCGATCGCGACCACGAACGAGTCCCACAGGTCCGGCGATCGGCCCATGCGTTCCTTGGTCTTGTTCTTGGGCTCCACGTCGATCAGGCCGGTGCGAGCAATGCCCCACTCGCGCATGGCGCCTTCCTCGGCGACCTCCCGTGGGAGCTTCCGCATCTGCTTCGATTCGATCAGGAGCCGGGATGCGTACCAGAGCGCCGTGACCATCTTGCCGTAGGCTTCGCGCTCAGTCTTCGGATCACCCTGGCGCACCGGACGATCCAGCGGCTTCCCACCGAACTCGATCGGCACGACCTGGGGAGACCACAGGCGGGCGAACGCCGACATCAACGTGCCGCGTCCGGTTGAGTCGAAACCGACCTGCTCCGGCTGGATGTTGCGCTGCTTGCAGTAGAGCATCACAAACTCCGCAATCTGCTCCTCGGCCTGCTGCGCTTTCACGGCAGTCACCGGGATCACGACAGGCGGTTCCGCGAATGCCAGCACCGTGTTGCCGTTCAGATCCTCACCGAACTTCAGATCGGTCATCACGCAGCGGTCGCCGCCAACGCCAGAGTACGCTGCGTCGATGCCGATGATCCGAGTGATCTTGTCCGCCCGCTGCCACACGACATCGTCGAAGGCGTGGTTCTGTTCGCAGAGCGACATCGTGACCACGCGCCTGGTGCCGCCATCCCGGGGCAGCAGTCCGAGGTTCATCATCGAGAACTGCAACGAGTCGCGGCCGTAGTAATCGAGATCCGCCTGAATCTGCTCCGGCGTGATAATTCCGCGATACGGGTTCACGCCTTTGGGGAACTTCGCGTTCGGCGTATCGTATCCACACAGCTGAACCGCCACGCCACCTGGCGCCCGCGTTTTCCAGGTGCGAGTCTTCTCGAGGTATTCGAGACCCTCCCAGCCACCCATCGACGGGTGCGGCTCGCAGACCACACCGAGGGCGTCGTTGCGATCCTTTGGGTTGCCCATGGCGATCAGCTTGAACTCGGGGTTCTTGCGGAGGTTGGCGACTGAATCCAGGAAGCCGCGCCCCATGAGCGACGCCTCATCTGCGATCAGCATGACGCGGTCGTTCTTGAGTCCGACGTAGTTCGAGAGCCCGACGAACGTGCCGCCGACTTTGCAGGCGACACCGATGATGCCATCACGGAAGTCCTGTGCCTCGGCATCTTCATCCGAACTGGTCAGGATGAATCGGCTCTCGATCACGCGCCCCGGGAGCCACTCGCGCTTCGCCTTGGCCTTGTTGTGAAGCTCCTTGATCGATCCCCAGATTCGCAGCTGGAGACCCTCACGCGTCGTTGACGACATGATGATCGAGGTGCCCGTGGGGTAGATGTAGAACGTGCAGAGCCCGAACGCGGCCGAGTCGTAGGTCTTGCCAGATGACCCGGGTCCCATGATGCCGACCTCCTGATTATCGACGAACGTGCGGATCAGAAGCTCCGACCAGTCGTGCCAGTCGAAGTGCGGCCAGAGAGCCGTCATGGCCTGGCGGAAATGGTGGTACTTGCCGCACCCGTACTTCACCCCGCCGGACATGATGTACCCGCCCCGGCGTACCATCTCAGCCTCGATCAGAAAGCGGTCTTTTGTACGCCACGGGATAGACAGGTAATCGGGGCTTTCATTCATCTTGCGGGAATCATGTGTTGGCCTTTCAATGGCTTCAAGCGTCATGGTCGCCGAAAAAAATCGCATTGTAGACGGCCTACTCACCGCCGAGGGCGGAGTAGACAGCGGTTTTTCGCCTTCGCTCATTCAGCCGAACCAGCTGGCCTGGGCGGTGAACACGACGGTGCGCGGCGGGTTTCCCAAGGCGCGCCCGGGGATCTGGGTCAAGGGCCTGACGTTCGATGATCCGGACGTGGTCTACCAGGGCGGCTACTACAACCGCGCTGTCCGAGATTCGTTCCTGAGTGGTTTCTTCCAGGGCTGCGGCACCTACATTTCCGATTCTGGCGCCCCGTACCTGTTCGCGTCGATCAGCGGCAAGGTCTACCAGATTGACATCCAGAACGGTTTCAAGGTGACCGACCTCACTCCGATCGGGTTTCAGTTCACCGTTCTGACTCGCGGACGTGCCAGCAACGTCGCCACCTACGTGTGCAGCGCGCCGCACGGTCTGTCGCCCGGCATGGTCGTGCGACTCCCGGAGCCCGTTGGCGCGTTTTTCCCGACCGGATTCTTCGGCGACTTCGTTGTGGATTCGGTGCCGTCACCAACCACGTTCACGACGTACTCACCAGGGATCGACGCCGGCCCGCTGCTTGGCCCGCTGTTCGTCGGCTACCAGATGCTGGCGAACAACCCGCAGGCGCCGCACGTGTACTTCCAGCAGGCCGAGAACTGGTTGGTCGTGCAGGACACGATCAATGTCCCATACCTCTACAACGGTGCGACGATTCGCAGGGCCACCAGCGATGAAGTCCCGACCGGAGGCCCGATGGCCTACGGAAAGGGACGCCTCTGGGTGGCGAACGGATCCGAATACTACGGCGGTGACCTGGTCTACGGAGACCCGGCCTACGGTCGTGATTCGGTGATTCGATTCACCGAGAACACCTTCCTGGCCGAGGGCGGCGCGTTTGCCGTGAGCAACGGCCCAATCACTGGCCTGGCGTTCGCAGCCAACCTGGACACGTCTCTGGGTGACGGCGACCTGCTGGTCTTCACCCCGACGGCCACCTACGCCTTCAACGCCCCGGTCGATCGCGATGCGTGGAAGGATCTGAGCTATCCGATCCAGCGGTTCGCGTTGCTGAACTTCGGGTCGTTCAACCATGAGTCCATCGTGGCGGTGAACGGCGATCTGTTCTTCCGCGCTCAGGACGGCATCCGATCGTTGATCTACGCCCGGCGCGACTTCACCGAGTGGGGCAACACCCCGGTCAGCCGGCAGGTTGTCAGGGCGCTGGCATACGACACCGAGTTCTATCTCTACGCAGCCAGCGCGGTGAACTTCGACAACCGGATGTTGATGACCACGCTGCCGAAAAAGGTCAACGGCCGTGGGATCGTGCATGGCGGCGCCGTCGTGCTGGACTTCGACCTGGTATCCGGCATGGGCCGGAAGGTTGCTCCCGCCTGGGAAGGCGTCTGGACCGGGGTGGATTTCTTCCAGTTCCTCACGATCCGAATCCAGAATGCCGAACGATGCTTCGCGTTCGGTTTGAATCAGGGCGACATTGGATTGTACGAGGTCACCAAGAACGGCCAGTTCGACTTCGATGGGTTCGATGATGCGCCGATCGAGTGGACCATCGAGACCCGGTCGCTGACGTTTGCCGAGCCGGCCAACAAGAAGCGCCTGGTGAGCGCCGAGCAGTGGTATGACCAGGTGATGGGCTCGATCGAATCCAAGGTCTACTTCAAGGCCAACGAGGGCGAGTGCTGGCAGCCGTGGGCGGAGTTCAAGGACTGCGCGAAGTACCGCAACTGCGAGCCTGGTGAGATCAGCTGCCCACCGGCGGTGATCAACTGCCAGGAGGTGAAGTATTACCAGCCGGCCGCCCGCTCGCGCATCGCATTGCCGCAGCCGCCCGACAAGTGCGACATCCAAACCGGCGGGTTCACTCGAGACGGCTATGAGTTCCAACTCCGCTACGTCAACACGGGCCGGTTCCGCCTCAAGCGCGTGGCAATGGTTGCTCAACGCCTTCAGGAGGATATTTACGGCGACCTCAGTCGCGTCGCCTGCCCGCTCCTCTCCGCCTAAAATGCCTTCCACGAATCCAGTCGATTACGGTGCCGATCCTTGTGGGCTGCGAAACAGCGCCTGGGCGATCAACCTCTGCTTGATGTACTCGGGTCGGTGCGACTTTCCAGAAGGCACGTTCCTGATTGGATCGGCCCCGGGCGCCAAGATCACCAGCCGGCTTCGATTCAACAACGTCGCTGTGTTCACCACGGCCACACCCCACGGTCTCGTAGTTGGGGAATTGATCACGCTGGATGGGTTCACGGATCCAACGTTCAATGGAATCGGAGCGGCGCAGCTTGGTTTTCGAGTGGATTCAACACCGAACCCAACGACGTTCACTGCGACTGTTCCAGGTGGAAACAGCATTCTCGTTGTCGAAGACGGTTGGATCAACCTGATCGGAGGCGGATACACCTCATCGGTTCCGCTGGGTTACGGGGGAAGCATTGTTGACCCGAGGAATGGCCAGACGGTTACATTCACTCTTCGCGACAACATCGCTTTCACCGGCAAGGGCGCTGGCAAGACGCGGGTGAAGTTTGCCAACCACACATCCACCACGCGTGGCGACTCGTTTGGCTTCAACATCCAGCCGATCAAATGCCTCGGAAATTACACTGGCACCGGCGGCCTGGTCTCGAATCCTGCGAATTACCCGTCGATGCCGGTGGGTGCGACGAACTGCAAGAATCTCACCATCGAAGGCATCACGTTCGACGGCAACTACGTCAACAACGGGCCGAAAGACATCACCATCGTTTCGGTGGAGCGGACTGCCGGCATCAACACGTACACCACGGCGTTTCCGGCGAAGTTTCAGGTCAACGCGCCGCCTGCCTATTCGCCTCCAGTCCTGCCAGCACCGAGCAACCAAAGCACCTACTCGCATTACATCGACGGCGTGGTGACATCCGGATCGTCGAATGACGGCACGTTCAATGGCTTCGGTCCGGTGATCAACGTCACGTCGCTGACGTTCCAGCGGGACATGAGGTGCCCGCTAATTGGAGTCACCAGGAATGCGTTTAACTACGCGATCTACACCAAGCATCCGGATTTCAACTTCGGGTACACGGTGGGCGACTCAATCACCGTCACTGGATTCTCGAATGCGGCATTCAACGGAAGTTTTGTGGTGGCCGGCTTTCTGTCCGCCCAAGAGGTCTACTGCGTCAACATCGGAGCCGCAACGACGGTCACAAGCTACGAACGCCTGACTGGCGTCGGGTATTACGACACCGCAGGCCCGCACGGATTTACGGGAGGCGAAACGGTGGTCATCACCGGCCTAGCGGATCCGACCATGAACGGCACGTTCATCGTGACCGGAGCCCCGTTTGCGAATCAGTTCTCGGTGGTCAACGCAGGCACGGATACCGGCGTGATCGCTGGTGCTGGCACCTACCAGCTGCGTTCCAACACTGCAAAGTCGTGGTCCGTTCCCAACGTGGCCTTGACGCCGCAAACGAAAGCCGGTGTCAACTCGCTCTTCACGGTCGCTGGCCTGAACTTGGTTGGAGAAAACACCATCGTTCAGGATTGCGAGTTCTACGACTTCGGAGTCGGGATCGCAGACGCTGAGACGTTCGTTCTGAAATCGTTCCTGCCGTCCACCGTCGTTGACCGGTCACACGGCACCATCATCCGGCGGAATCGTTTCGGGTACCAGGGGCGCAACTCGGTGCAGGCCACGATCCATCCAGGAACATCGGAGGCCAACACCCAGTGTGCGATCGGAGGTTACTCATCGATGCTGGTGACCGTCATCGCGGTGTCGCGAGTCAACGCTACCAGCCGGGCGACCTACACCACCACAGAGCGGCACGGATTGCGCGCTGGCGATTCGGTCGTGTTCCAAGGGGTCAGTGATGCGACATTCAATGGCACCTACACAGTCGCAACGATCATCAGCGATACGAAGTTCTCGGTCATTCAAGCGGGCGTCGATTATCCCGAGACCTACATGACATTCGGCAGCGCGCTGCTGCCTCGCCCGCTGCGGATTCTCGCGGCCGACTGCGTGTTCGAGTACAACCGAATCGAGGGTGGCCCAAACCCGCTCACTCAGCAGTGCCCCGTTCACGGCATCACGCCGCGTGACACGTTCGGTGCCGAGGTCCGCTACAACAACTTCGACGGATTTACAGGCACCTGCTTCTACGTTGATACGTTCCAGCACATCGGAACGCACGTTCACCACAACTCGGCGCTGAACGTCTCGGCGTTCATGGCGCTCACCGTGCAGGATTGGTACGCGACAGCGGTTCAGTTCGGATTCACGAATCCGCCGTCATACGCTGCCTGGATCGCGGCCCACAGGGATCTCCTGATCGAGTACAACGACGTGCTGCTGACAGGTCCCGACAGCTGGTATTACCAGCCGGCGCTTGCACCGCTCGATGCGGTGTTTGTGATCAACAACCACGATGTCAACCGCAGCGCCTACTACTACCCGACGGATTACCAGATCCCGATTTCTTCAGCCGTGAGGTCAGGCGGCGTCTCAACGATCACGACGGTATCGGCGCATGAGATTCAGCCGGGCATGGAGGTTTCCATCGTTGGCGTTGCGGATGGGACATTCAACGGGGTTTTCACGGTCACTTCGTCACCAAGCTCGACCTCGTTCACTGTCGATAATCCAGGTGTCAACACGACCTCTCCGGCGTCCACCGACGACTTTGTAGGCATCAACAAACCGATCAACTTCCCGTGGGAGATTCGGATGTCTGCGCGGTCCCGCTCCGCCGGTGTGGCGACCTACACCACGACCAAGGCCCACAATATGCAGCTGGGCTACCACGTGACGCTCGAGGGTTTCACGGATCCGACGTTCAACGGCCAGTTCATCGTGACCGGAATGCCGACTACGACGACTTTCCAGGTTGCCAACGCTGGCCCCGATGTCGCGACGGTGACCGAGAGCGGCAACTTTTTCCGGTATGTCGAAAACGTACAGATCCGGTGCAACACGGTGCGGCGCCTTTCGGGCAACGAACTGTTCATCAACAACGGCGGCAAGTTCGGCGCCAGTTTCCTTCAAGGGAGACCTAGTCGTTGTGTTGCACCTCTTCAGCAAACCTTCTATTTGGATTGCCCAGAGGGGTGTCTCGACATTCAATGCGACCCCGGCCCGTGCAAGCCTAACGATTACCTTTACCGCATCTGACCATGGCAACCATTGATATCTCAGCCGGGACTCTTCCGCCTCCCCAATGCTACGCCAGCGAGCAGGATCGCCTTGACGCCTACGCGCAGGCGCTGATTGGTCAGATCATCACGTCTCCAGAATGGTCGGCCAACACCGTTGCCCCTGCTTCGCTTGGCTTGTATTGGCTGCGGTTGGACGCCAACCAGAATCCGGTCGAAGTGCTGAAGTACAACAGCACAGCGCCGGCAGGGTGGGCTCGCGTTTCGACTCAGTTCACCTATGGCGTTGGTGGTGGCGCCGCTAACGCCTACACGCTGACGCTGACCCCGGCCTCTCCTGGCGTGAATCAGGCGTACCGACCCGGCGTGTGCTACGCGTTCATTGCGAACGCTGCCAACACGGGAGCCACGACGCTGGCGGTCGATGGCTTGGCGGCCAAGGCGATCACGAAGTTCGGAACCACTGCACTGGTCGCGAACGACATTGTTGCGAACAAGATGTGCGTGGTGGTCTACGACGGCACGCAATTCCAGCTGCTGAATCCGGGTCTGAATATCGGTCCTTCATCGTTCACTCCTGGAACCGATCGCCAGTTCCTCCGTACCAACTCGACTCCCGCGACGGTGTGGGAGAGCGGCTACATCACGCCGGTTGCAAGCTATCAGGCGATTCCGGCGGCGGGTTCTGCGGTGACGTTTTCACATGGTCTTGGAGTTGATCCGTTGACTTGGGATGTCGGAATTATCTGCACCGACGCAGGTGGTGATGCGACGTATGCCTTGAATGACTACATACCGGTTGGAAGCATAATGCGAACCGACCTTTCAGAAACGGACCATCGCATTACTTCGTATTCAAATTCTACCGTGATCGGAATGGTTCGCGGCAGCGTAGTTTCAGGGATTCAAGTGAACGGAAAAACCACCGGAGTTTTGACCGTGATCAACGAAGCCAAATGGAAGGTGATGGCCCGAGCCATTCGATAACATGAGAAAGACCCTCGCCCAGGCCAAGAACTCCACGATCCCGCAGGCTGTCGGACTGGCCACCTGCGACGATCGCTTTGTCCAGCTGCTGAACGAGGCTCAGGCGCGCCTGGCCGACATGGGCAAGTGGTGGGGCACCTACAAGAAGCTCCGCATCTGTGTCACCGCCGGCTGCATCACCTGGCCTCGCGAGGTCAAGACGATCGAGGCGATGAACGTCTGCGGGTACAACATCCCGATCCAGAACCAGTGGTACGAGTTCCAGACCGACGAGCGCGCCCCGCGCACCGGTTGTGGCCGTGAGGGCTGCGAGCAGGACCAGCTGCTGGATCGCGGCATGGTGACCCAGTTCCGGGACTCGGTGGGCAACTGCAAGTTCCGGGTGTACCCGTCTCTGACAGCCGATGCTGGCAAGCGGATCCTGCTTCAGGGCATCGACCCCGCGACCAACGAGCCGATCCGCACGCTCGACACCGTGAGCGGCGAGTATGTCTGGGGCGAGTACGTCACGTTGCCGAATCCTGCTATCACGCCGTTCGTTGAAACCACGAACCTCTTCAAGCAGCCGGGCCTGAACGGCGCCCAGAAGCCGCTGACCCAGGGTCGAATCACGATCGTGGCCTACAACCCGACCACGACGCTTTCCACTCAGGTTGCCGTCTGGGGGCCGAGCGAGGAAAACCCCGAGTATCGCCGCACCTACCTGATCAATATGCCCGAGGTCTGCGGCGGCACGGCCGGCTGCAACTCGAGTCAGGACAACTGCTGCATCGACCACGGCGACGGATGCGTCCCGCCCGAGGAGAACTGCACGAACACGGTCATCGAAGCCATCGTGCGCCTGGAGTTCATCCCGGCCGTCGTGGATTCGGATTGGCTGTTCATCGGCAACCTTCAGGCCATCAAGCACATGATGAAGGCCATCCAGAAGGAGGACCGAAACCAGTACACGGAGGCCGAGCGCGAGATCCAGCTGGCTCTCCGGTCGCTCCGCAATGAGCTTGAGGCGTACAGCCCGAATGAGCGCAGCGTGATCAACGTGCAGCCATACGGCTCTGCCAAGATTCAATATCGGTTCGGAGGATTCATCTGATGGAGGTCGAGAAGCCCATCACCTGGTTGGAGTTCCTGACCGACGACGGCATCTGCTTTGATGACCGCCTAGATCGGTGGGAGGCGTTTGTCGCGGACAAGCCGCAGCAGGAGTGTCCATTGAAACATACCTACCCCGTGGGGATGTACGTGCGGGAAATTTTCGCGCCAGCTGGGTCGATCATCACCAGTCGGATTCACAAGTTCGATCACCCGTTTTTTCTGATGAAAGGAAAGCTCACGGTGATCAGTGAAACCGAAGGGTTGGCGACATACACGGCGCCAACACACGGCATCACCTTGCCGCAGACGCGACGGGCAATTTTGATCCATGAGGACACCGTTTGGATCACGGTGCATCCGAATCCTGAGAACAAAAAAGATCACGAAGAGATCAAAAACGACCTCACTTACATGAGGGACAACAAATACTTACCATGTCATTTGTAGGAACAGCTATTGCGGCAGGTGTGGCCACTGCTGGCGTTGGGATGGGGCTTCAGGCATCGTCTGCAAGCTCCGCACGAAGGCAGGCGCGCCAAGCCGCCGAGACGCCAGGATTGGACATTCCAGCCATCGTTGGCGAGGCCGAGCAGCTGGCACCGCGCACGCGTGAGTTGGAATCACAGCGCACTGCGGTGACTCGCCAGCAGCTTCTCGAAAATCTCGGGATTTCGATTCCTGGGTATGAGCAGGCTCAGGCTGCCAGGGCTCAGAATGCTTTGGCATTGCTTCGTGGCGAGCTTCCGCCTGACGTTGTAAGTCAGATCCAGCGCAAGAGCGCAGCCAAGGCGCTCGAGGGCGGGTTTGCTGGCAGCAAGGCGGCCCAGGGCCTCACTGCTCGCGACATCGGCAGGACCACGCTTCAAGCGCAGCAGGAAGGCGCTCGCCTGTTCTCGGACATTCTCGGGACCACCCCGATGGCGCCGCTGTCGAACTACGAGTTCACGCCGCAGCAGCTGGCTCAGTTGCGCGAGCAGGAACGCATTTCCCGCATGAACGCGCTGGCCGGCGTGGCTAGTATGCCGTCTGCGGGTGGCGTCGTTGGGCAGGGGCTTGGGTCTCTCGGATCCGGCCTGACCAATCTTGGTTTTGCCCAGCTGGGGGCCAAGGGCACCGGCGGCGAAAGCGACTTGGTCTCGACTCAACGCAAACTCATGGGAGGTTAATTTATGGCGAACCCATTCTCAGGACTCGAAAACATCGGAGCTTCGTACATGGCGGGTGCCCGCCTTGCCCAGGAGCGTCAACGTCGCGCCGACGAGATCCTGGCGCGGCAGGAAGAGGCGCGCATTCGCCAGCAGTATTATCAGGACGTGATCGCCGAGCGTGAGGCGGCGCGTGCTGATGCCAGGAAAGCACGGTTCGAGCGTGCTGCCGGTCAGTTCGGTCAGGACGTGGTTCTCGGTCCAGACGGCGAGATCGATTACGCTGCTTCCGCTAGGGCTGCTCAGAGTCGCCAGCAGACCGGTCGATTCGCCGAAGCTGCTGGAATGCTGGCAGGAGAAGGTGAGGCTCCCGGGCCGCTGTCTCCGGATATTCTGGCCTCTCCGGAATTTCTCCGAGGTCGTGCTACCACACTCGGCAAACGCATGGCCGAGCGGCGCGCTACCCAGCGGGCCTTGATGTCCGCCGGCTACGTCCCCACCGGTGAAGAGACTCCGCCTGCATTCGGTCTCGCTCCGGATCTTCTTACTGAACCTCGAGACACGTCCCAGGATGTGATGGTCGATGGTCAGCGGTTCCAGCCGGGTCCTTTGGCGCGGATGCGGGCCATGCCCAAGCCGGCCAAACCGGAGAACCTCGGGACCGAAACGGTCGAGATTGATGGAGCGAAACTCAGGATTCCGATCACGCCCGAGCGGGCGGCTGAAATCGCAAAGAAACGAGCGGCCACTGAACCCAAGGAACCCGGCATCTTTGACGACATCGATGCCGCTCAGAAGCAGCTGCAAAGCCTTCAGGACAAAGGCATCGAAGACTTCAATCTTCGCCGCAACGATCAGGGTAATCTGGAAGTCGTTGAGGATACTGCTTTTGCGATCGGCCGGACTCCTGAAGACATTCAAGCCGACCTCGCACTCGAGCGCAAACGCCGTGCTGAACGCCGTGGTGTTCGCACTGGCGCTGCGGCACCTGCGATTCCTCAAGGCACCAACCGCGTGATCGACTTGCGATCAATTCAAGGTTTGCCTCCGCTTCCGAGCCGATAACACTCAAGACCATGGCGATCGAGATCGATTTCGGACGCGAGCTTGGCCGGCTCGCGTTCCCTGAAGGCATTACGGATGAACAGGCCCAGTCCTACGTCCGTGAGAATTACCAGGCGATCCGTCAAGGGTTGCTCGATCGACGCCGGCAGGAGTTGGCAGCGGAGACGGAGTCCGAGGAGGCTGCTAAGTTTCGGGCTGGGGAAGTCGGCACACTCGAGACTGTTGGGGCCCAGGCTGGCGCTCTTCCGAGGGCGTTCACCGAAGGCACTGGGCTTATGCTCCAGGGTGCTGAACGGGCTGCAAAGTTTTTCCCTCCTCCGACGGTCAATCCTTTCACTGGTCGGCCGATTCAGCAAACCGTTGAACCCGAGGGCCCCGGGGCGCTTACGCAAGCTGGCAGGGCGATTCGTGAATTTGGCGCCGAGGCATTCCCTAGCCTTCCCGGTGCCGAAGAAACGATTCCCGCTCAGGTTATGGGCGGAGTCGGGAGCACGCTCTCAGTGCTTCCAGGTGCGTTGGTAGGTGGACCCATCGGTGCTGGCGTGCTGTATGGCCTCCAGGCTGGTGAAGCCGGTGCCGAAGACGCCGACCGGGTGATCAACCAACGGATCGCCGAGGCATTGGCAGCTGGTGATTACGACACCGCCTCCGATCTTCGCAGCCGCGCCGAAACGCTGAAGAACCGTGCGTTCCTTGCCACGGCCCCGATCGGTGCTGTCACCGAGGGTGCGCTGGGTGCTGCTGGCAAAATCCCGGGTATGCGCTCCGGCGCCGCTGGTCGCAGCACGCTGGGCAAGTACAGCGCCAATCTCGTCGAACGCCTGATTCCTCAGACCGCGTCGAAGCGCGTTCAGGAGATGGCTCGAGGCGGCATCGAAGGAGCGGTAAGCGAAGGTCTCCAGGAGTCGCTCGAGCAGACGCTTGGCAACATGGCGGCCAAGTCGATCTACGATCCCGAACGCGGGATCATGGATGGCGTTGCCGAGGCCGGTTTCATCGGTGGCGCCTCGGGTGGTTTGGTCGGCGGCGTGGTCGGATCGAAACGCGACATCAACCTCGCGAATGCTGTCGTCGCTGCCAATGGAGCCGATCCTAAGAACCCGCTGCCGCTGTCGAATGCGACCGTCACCGGCATCGAAGATACGACGCCGACCGAGGGTTATGCCATCGAGCCTGAGATCACTGAGGAGGATGTCAGGAAGCGCCAGGAGGCATTGGGATTGAAAATGCCTCCGGATGTCACGCTGCCAGCACCGGCTGGTGGTGGCGTGATCGAGGTGACCGGTAAGATTCCGACCATCACTCCAACACCTGAGCCGGCACCTACGCCCGCTCCTGCTCCTGCTCCTGCTCCTGCGCCCACTCCAGCTGCCGCCCCCGCCGCTGTCTCCCCCGAGACCGGCCTGACCACCGATGAGCAGGATGAACTCGACCAGCTGATTGCTGTCGAGGACAGCGGGATGCTGTCTGAGGATCAGGCCGAGACTCTCGAATCTTACCGGCGCCGCCTTGCGATCAAGGCGATGCTGGCAGCCGAAACCACAACCACCCCAGAAAATGCCGTTCAAGAACAAGGCTCAGATGAAGGCGTGCTTCGCCGCGAAGGATCCCAAGTGGGATTGCAAGAAGTGGATCGAGGAGGGCGGCCTGCCGAAGGCGGAGGGACCCAAGTCCAAGGGCAAGCCCAAGGCCAAGCGGAAGGGCTGACGCCGCTTACCGATCAGGAGACCAAGGATTTCATCAACCTTGAAGCTCAGGCTATGCAGTGGGGTTCTGATTACCTCACTCCAGATGAGCAACAACGGTATGAGGAACTTGGGTGGAGAATCGATGACCTGAGAAAAGCTGGCTGGTCGTTCGATGAGCAGGCGGGATGGACCGCGCCTGGGCAGGCTCCGGCTCCGGCTCCAGCTGCCGTCACTCCGTCCCCGGTCATTCAGGCCAAACTGGATCCCGACAACGTTGTCCGAGACGCGTTGCAGGCGGCTGGAAATGACCCGGTCAAAGCCGCTGCGATGATCGTTGCCGACCTCGAAAACATCACGGGCCGCGAACTCCGTGCGTCCTACCAGGAGGCGGTCAATCGGTTGCAGAAGATGGTTCAGAAACCGGCGCCTGCACCCGCCACCAAACCCGAATCCGAGATTCACGCCGCCAAGCTCCCGAAGGAACTGGCTGGCGCGAAGCCGCGCTACAACTTCGCCACGGCCGTTTATCAGCCGACGTTCGCCAGCGATTTCGATCGTGCTGCGTTCATCCTGGCGCAAACGACGCCGTCGAAGCGCGATTCCGATTATCTGGCATGGGCGAAGAAGGTTTCTGGTCTTACCGAGAATCAGATCCGCCAGCACGGCAACGAGCTTCGTTTTCAGATGCGACAGCAGGTTCGCCAGACGCCTGGTGGAACTCAGCAGAAGCCGGCCGCGTTGCCAGTTGCTCAACAGCCGATCACTGCGGTGGCCGTCGCCTCTGCGGCAGAGCAACGGCCAGCGGTCACGGCGCCTGCACCGGCGCCTGCACCCGCTCCCGGCACTGTCCAGGCTCCCAAGACAGCCCGTGATCTTGCTGAAGACTTGGCACTCTTGAGAGCTCAGAAACCGAGACCGCTTAAAAAACTGTACGGTCCCAATCCTACAGAGAAACAAAAGGAGGCTTACAAAGCGGCGATGTCCGACTGGAACAAGCAGTACCGAAAGGTTGCTCAACTTCATAAGCGAACGCTTGATCAGGAAAACGCCAATCGCACATCCAAGGTTCGTCCCGCATCTCCCGGCGAGCAGACTCAATCTCCAGCTGCGGCTGCAACGCCGATGCAAGAGGGCATCGATAACATCAAGTACGTCAGCGAACCCGTCGCTCAAGCTCGAGGCGGCGGCATGGACGCAAAAGATGCGAAGGAAAAACTGGTCCAGCAGCTGGAACGTGCAGTTGAGGCCGCGCCTGCTGACAGTGATCAGCAGTATCGCGATTTAATTTCGGCGGGTCAGACGGATCTTGAAGAGCGATTCAAGACCGTGAACGACAAGAACATGGGCGAAGGTTTCGAGGCTAAGTACCGGAAAGCTCATGAACTTGGAAAACAGTTGCTCGCTAAGTATGGTCCGAGCGTTCCGAAGGTTACGATCGAGATCCCTGGAGACGGCACCTACACCGTTGCCAACACAAAGCAGGCGTTGAATCAGGTTCTGGACAAAGCACGGAAGCTGAATACGTCCATGGCAAAGGGGCCTGTGCGTGCTCCAGCTGCTGCTAGAAAGCCAGAACGGCCCAAGGAAGCGTTGATGCGAATGGCCAAGCAGGCGACGCAGGTGTATGGCAAGAACGCTGCTGCTAAGTTGCGCGAGCAGGCTAACAACGCGGATCTTGACCTAACCGATGAGCAACGCAATGACCTGCGTGTCGTTGCGGATATGCTGACTCCAGTGGCGAAATCCACCGCCCAATCCGCCATCGACGCCATCGACAAGATCAACAAGGGCTTGTCCGAAAACCAATATTCGGATCCGTTGTTCCTGACGCCGCTGGCAAAGTTGGTCCTGCAAATTGCCAAGTCGCTCATAAAAGCTGGCATTGCAGTAGATCAGGCGATTCGTCAGGCAATCGCTCAGGCTCGCGAACAACTTCCGGATGACCCCACAAACGACGCCCAGTTGGAAGAGCGCCTGATTCGTGATGCTGAGTACACGGCTGCTGTTGCCAGTGGCGATATGGCTGCCGCGCAAAGGATGGTTGATGAGGCGGCTTATGCGGCTGGATATGATACTCGCCCCTATTATCATGGCACAAATGCCGTTTGGAACGAGTATGAAGATGTTGGGGCCAGCACGGCGGGTGGCAGAATGCTTCGCCGAGATGTGCCGGGTGCTGCTCCTATTTTTGTCTCAAGTGATCCGGATGTCGCCGAAAGCTACGGTGAAAACGTCAAGAAACTGTTCATCGATTTTGGTGCTCCTGGAAAACGGGTGCGAATAGATGCCAATGGATCCACGTGGAGATCGGTTTACGATCAAGTTGCAAACGCTTTCAATGAAGGCGCTCAATCCGTCCTAGTCAGCAATGTGGTTGATTCCACTTTTCAAGCTGATGTTTTGCCATCTGATGTGGTATCGGTGATTTATCCTGAGCAGATCAAATCCGCTGATCCAGTAACTCGCGATGATCAAGGAAACATCGTTCCGCTTTCGCAGCGTTTTCAATCCTCGACCGCTGATATTCGTGGCTCCGCTGCTGGATCGGCACAACTCGCACTCCAAAATGCAATCGCAACAACCTCGATTGAAACCCCGGCTCAACAAACCGCTGGAGTCCAAGCCGCCGCCGAAGCCCAAAGCCGTGATCTTGGGCCGAACCCTAGTGGAAAGCCTGCCACTCTTGAGGAGGCGACTGCCGAAGTGCGCGACGCGATCGGCCAGCTGATCGAGTCCATCACGCCCAAGGCCGGGTTCACGGGCGGCCCGAGCGCCAGCGATTCGCTGAAGCGCCTGCTGCGCGAGATCCCGCCTGCCGTTCTCCAGAGCGCCGCGCTTATTGCCCAGCGGGTGTACCGCGAGACCCGCGATTGGGCCAAGGCCACTCAGGCCGGCATCGAAGAGATTTTCAGCCGCATCAAGGTGGCTGACATCGAAGACACCCGTGCTGGCTTCTCGGAGTTCATCCAGGGCGTGAACGTCCCGGGCAGCGTTCCGGCCACCCCTCCGCAACCCGCCGCCGGCCAGGAGCGCGTTGACTCCCGTGGCTACTTCACTGGCCAGATCAATCCTGAGACGGTCGAGAACTGGCAGACCGAATCCAAGCGCGTGATCGATTCGTTCGGCACCGACATGGAAGCGGCTTTCCGATGGGCCGCGACGACCGACATGGGCGCCGATGCCCGTGAGTTCGTCTTCAAGCAGATCATGGAGCGGGCCTTCACCCAGATCGCTCGCGCCAACAACCCGATCGAACTGGCCCGCGCTGAAGACTTGCTTCGTCGAGTTCAATCGACCTGGAAGAGTTCCGGCACCCAGCTGGGTCAGGCGTTCGCCGCACGCGCCGCTGCCATCGACAGCATCTGGTATCTGCACCCGCTGCTGGCATTCCGCGACCTCGTTCGTGAGCGCCAGGCGCAGTTGCCGTTCCCGCAATTCACCTCTGACCAGGTGCGTCAGTGGCTTCAGGCATCCGGCCGCCAGGCCATCGAGGAGCTTCGCCTCCAGATGCAGGACGCCAACAACGCGTTCGGTCGCGAGTTCCGTCGCATCACCAAGGACGTGTTGCGCCGAGAGGATATCAATTGGGCGGACATCCTGACTGCCAGCGACCAGCGTCAGGGATCGATGCAGTATCGGATCCTGGAAGAGATCCTCTCGCAACCCGGCCTCCGCAATCTGCCGCCTCGGGGAATCTCGGAGATCGTGAAGCTGTTCTCCGAGGCATGGGGTAGAGAGCAGGAGCGAATCTTCCGCAACGAGTTCCGCAAGCAGGTGCCGCTGCCGACGGTGAAGAAGGACGATCGCGAGAAAATCTTCCGGTCGATCCCGCGCATCCTCCGCTACTCCAACATCGCCATGATGAAGGACGGCGTCGAGACCAGGCTGCTGTGGGATCAGGCGTTCCGCAACGCTGTCGCCCCCCAGTTCGGTGTGGCCGCAATCGACGGCACGACCGCACGCAAGCTCACCGCGTTGGCTCAGAAGGCTCAATCCGCTGCTGGCATCAATCGCGACGAGATCGTTCAGCAAATGTTCCGCCTCATGCAGAAGGAGGGCGGCATCAACTGGAAGGATATCCTCCGCGATTACTGGTACGCGGCCGTGCTGTCTGGAACGAGAACCCAGGTTGATAACGCGCTGAACATTGCAAACGGAGCCCTAAACACCGCGATGTTTGCCGGCATGGCTGGCACCCAAGGCGGCAAGGTTCTGAAGGCGGCTGGCAAAGGACTCTCCGAGGCGATCAAAGACTTCTGGCCGATCCTCTGGAAGGGTGAGCTTTACCGCAGCGTCAGCTTCAATCCGGATGTCCCCGGCAATTCCCTCGAGGGTTTGCAGGAGTCTCGCAACCTGTTCCTGCGTGGCATCTCTCAGCTGAAGTACGTCAGCCGCCTGATGCAGGCGCTGGATCACATGACGGCCCTCATGTCGGACTCCGCCTCCAAGGCGTACACTCTGGCCAAGACGGATCCGAAGCTGCTCGAGACCTACCTGCTGCCGTCGGCCACCACGGTCGCTGATGCTCGCGCTCGCGCCATCGCCGAAGGGACACGGCCCGAACTGGTCAATCGCCGGACCCGGGAGATCATTGAAGAGGCCCTTCCGCTCGAAGTGCTGCTGACAGCACGCGACATTCGACAGATGTCCACGTTCACCGAGACGCCCCAGGGGTTGGCCGGTGCGATCTATCAGGGCGTGAATGCCGCCGAGCGCCAGCTGCCGGGGTTGAAGTTCCTGAGCGGCACCAGCTTCGTGCGGTTTGCATCGAACTACGCGAACGAACTACTGAACTACTTCGCTCCAGTGGCCCTGTGGCGCTGGTATCAATCGGCGCCCGGCCGCCAGGACACCGCACTCGGCCTGAAGTACAGCGAGGCTCGCCGTGATCTGCTGCTTTCAAAGCTGGCACTCGGCACTGCGCTGACTGGATTCGCAGCTGCTTTGTTCCTCGGCGATGATGATGATGAGAAGAAGCGTGCCATTGATATCACCGGGTCATTCAAGAGCCTGAGCCCGGAGAAGCGCAACCAGCTGCTGGCAGAGGGTCGGCAGCCGTACTCGATCCGCGTTGGCGATACCTACATCTCCTATCGCCAGCTGGGATTCGGCGGCGTTCTCGGCGCCATCGGCGAGTTGCGCGACCAGCAGCTGTTCTCACCCGAGAAGTACAGCAAGCAGGGTCTTGCCGATAAGCTGCTGGATGGATTCGTCTCCGGCGCCCTGATCATCAAAGACGCCTCATCGATCGCGGCTCTGACCGAGTTCCTCGGATTCGCCAACGCCTACAAGTACGACGTGAGCCAGACCATCGAGAAGGCCACGCCGAAATACCTGTCGCGCCTGGCCGGCTCCGTGATCCCGAACATCATGAAGGAAGCCGACGCCTGGATCGATTCGTCGATCTACCGCGCCGAGCCCGGCAATCTCGGCATGGAATACTTCCTTCAGCAGGTGCCGTTCGCCCGACAGAGCATCGGACCCGGCCCCATCCTGAACGTTTTGGGCGAACCTGTGCAGGTCGAGCGTTACCCCTACAGCCGCTGGTTGAAGTTCCGCAAGGAGGACAAAGCCTGGAACACGCTGGGCCAGCTTGCCAGCAAGGGGGTCTTCATGCCGACTCCGAACATCACGGTGACCGTGAAGGAGAACGGCGAGCGCCGGCGCATGAATCGCGACGAAGCCTACACCTATCAGAAAGATGTCGGCCAACGATACCGCACCTGGATCGAGCGCAACGGCGATCGTCTGCTCAACATGAAACCCGACGATGCCGCCGAGGTGATTGATAAGGCCGCCGATCGGATGCGCGCAGATGCCCGCGAAAAAATCCAGCAAAAGGTTCGTCGGTAGTGCTTGACGTTGTGCGTCAGTTGCCATACGGTGACTGACGTATGAGCAACCTTGCACTACAGCAAACCACTCCCACTCAATCCCAAGCACTGAGCGCGTTCTCTTCGGAGAGCGCGTTCGTTTCTGTGCAACGCATGGCCAAGGCCCTGGCGTCCAGCACGCTCGTTCCCGACGCGTATCGGGGCGAGGCCAACCTCGGCAACTGCATCATCGCGCTGGAACTCTCTCAGCGCATCGGCGCCTCGGTCATGGCCGTGATGCAGTCGATGGTCCCCATCCACGGCAAGCCCACGTGGTCTGCCGCGTTCCTGATCGCGACGGTCAATAGCTGCGGCCGGTTCTCCCCGATGCGGTTCCGCTGGGTCGGCAAGGAGAACACCGACGAGTGGGGATGCCGCGCCTACGCTGTCGAGCGCGAGGGCAACCTCGAACTGGTCGGAGCCCTGGTGACGATCGCCATGGCCAAGGCCGAGGGCTGGTACACCAAGAACGGTTCCAAGTGGAAGACCATGCCTGAGCAGATGCTCCAGTACCGCGCCGCCGCGTTCTGGACCCGGGCCTATGCGCCCGAGATCGCTCTCGGTATGCACACCGCCGAGGAGATCCACGACACGCCAGAGGCCAATCAGATCGTGAAACCGGTCGTCATGGACGTGACTCCGACACCGCCGGAACCGAAGCCGCGCCGCACCAAAAAGGAGCCCGAGGCTGTCGTTGTGCAGGAGCCGGCGCCGGTCCAGGTCGAGCCTGCGCCCACCGCATCTGAGCCCGTGCCAGCACCTGAGCCTACGCCTGCTCCCGCGCCCGCACCAGTGGCGCCGCCGACCGAGAACGTAGAGACCGTCGAGGGCACACTGTTTTCGATCGGGCTCACCTACGAGCAGCTGGTCGCAATGGCTACCGAACTCAGCTGGTGGCCGAACCCCGAGGCGTACCCGACCGCCGCTGACCTGCCCGAGGAACTGTCCAACTGGGTGGTCCGCAACCGCCGTGGCATCGCTCGCCAGGCTGCGAAGGGGGGTGCGAAGTGAAAATCGTCCACCCAATCAGCGCGGCTCAGTACCGCGCACACCCCGCAATCAACGTCTCTGCACTCAAGGCATTCAGCCGCTCGCCAGCCCACGCTCTGGCTGGGTTCGAGGAAGAGAAGGAGACCACCGAGGCCATGAACATCGGCAACCTGCTGGACCACAAGGTCCTCGGAACCGACTACCTATTCACCACCAGCCCATACGATGACTTCCGCACCAAGGAGGCCAGGGCATGGCGCGACGAGACCCGCGAGCGCGGTGTGACCGTGTTCAAGCAGGAGGAGATCGAGACCGTCGAGAAGATGGTTGCCAGCATCCGGGCTCACCCGGTCTCCTCGCACTTGCTCTTCAATCAGGCCGGGCGTTCCCAGGTGGGGATCTTCGGCGAGTTCGAGGGCTGCGAGCGCAAGGGTCTGATCGATCGGGTGCCGGATACCATGCAGGTACTGGTCGATCTGAAGAAGTGCCGCGATGCCAGCAAGGCGGGTTTCCGTCGCCAGATTGGCCAGCTGCGCTACGACGTGCAGGCCGCATACTACCGTGATCTGTGGCGCGACATCACCGGCGAGACTCGGGAATGGCAGTGGGTCTGCGTCGAAGACTTCGAGCCCTACGCCGTTGCCGTGTACCAGCTGGATCGGGAATCCTGCGAGGTCGCGTCGCGCACCTGGCAGAGTTGGATTCGGCAGTGGATGGCCTGCGAGGACACGGACTCCTGGCCGGGATACAACGGGGACAGCGCGGGAATGATTTCCAGCCCCACGTGGATCCTGAAGAATGAAGGCACCACTGACTTCTGAACAGATCGCTCGCCTCCTTGGGGGCGTGGCGGTCAAGCCGGTCGCACCTGCGCCACAACCCAAGCGCAAGCGCCGCACGACCGTCACGCCCTCCATGGCGGCTGAGATCCGGAAAACCTACGCCAAGAACTCAACCTACACCTGGGCCGAACTCGGCAAACGATTCGGCCTTTCTAAGAGCGCAGCGCGCTCTGTGATCATCAATGAACCTGCTCAAGGAAGCCCCAAGCATCATCAGTAAAGCCATCTCACGCGGCCTGATATCGTACCCGCATGGCACCGAGTTCACCGTCGATGGCCGGCCCAAGCCGAAGCTCTCGGAGGTCCGCTACAGAAAGACGCCGCTGGAACAGTACGCCTGCCTGCGCGCATGGGAGATGTCTCTCAAGGGAATCTCTAGGGCAAACATCGCAACTGCGATCCGGTGCCCCATCGGTCGCATTGAAGACGTGCTGGCACACGGCAAGGAGATTCACAAACGGAGGAACGCGAAATGACACCTGAAGAACGAACTACGCTGATCAACAACATGGTCGAGTTGTCGGGCCGAAGAACGCACCAGCTGTGCAAGTACATCGTGAACACACCAACCGCCCGCGCCAAATTCATGAACACGCTCCACGACATCATTGCCCGCAAGCCAGAGACGCCACGCAACAAAGTGGGCGCCGCGCTGGTGACCGACTTCGACAAGGTCTCCGCTGATCCAGCTGACATCGCCGAGGCCGTGCTGGTCACGCTTGGGGAGATCGAGGCGGTGAAGAAAGGGGGGAAGTTGTGAGCGATACACCGAGGACGGATGAGCAGATCAACGGCAAACCATGCACTCGGTTTGCAATACTCGCTGGAGATTCACTGCGAGATGCTTTGGTTCCATCTGAGTTTGCTCGACAACTCGAACGCGAACTCAACGCGGCCAACAGCAAGATCGAACTACTCATGTCCGCAAACGCCGACGTGGCTCGCATCGCCGCAGAGCGAGACGCAGCCGAGAAGCGTGTGCTGCA